TGAATAAGGAACGCGCATTTCAAGTGGCTTTCCTTGAAGCTTGCGAACACCGCGAATTTGAATCAATCGCTCTTGCGGATCGGTCACCGGCTTGTAAGGCTCTTTGATTGTCATTGTTAAAACTCCGCAAAAATTCTTTTTATTACTTCAGGATATTTTCTGTTCACAATTACCGATATTTTTTTAGGAACAGAAAGTTTTGAAGTCCATAGCAACGCTTCGTCTACTGTCGGGGGAGCAACATCAACGTTCATTGTTCTTTTCCACCATGCGCGGGCAATGTGACCGGCTCGCCCGCTATGTTCAAGACATACAACTTCACTAAACGCTCTTGCTCCGCAAACATAATTCACTTTCAAAATTCCAACACCGTTCTTTTCAATCTTGCTATACAGAGCGCGGTGAACTTCGAAATCTTCTATTTGAGGAACTTCCGTTCTAATAATTTCTTCGGTTCCCGCCGAAGCTTCGATGTGAATTTGAAATGGAAATTCAAAGCCGCAAACGTGACATACTTTTGCATTCGCATGGCAATAAGTTCCGCATTGATCGCAAACGCGGATTGGTGCGACACCGGGCGCGGCGCTTCCCTTTGCTCTTGGCAAAAGAGGATCATTGATTGGCCCTAAACGTTGAACATTGCGAGCGAAGTCTAACCCCAAGCAATTTTGTTTTCCTTCGTACGGGCGTCCACCCCTGCCGTATTTTTGAACATGCAAGCCAGTTGACATTGTAGGAGCAAGATCGATGATCAAATCAATTGGCGGGTGATCCTGTCCGGTTGTGAATACGCCTTTGTTCACCAAATTTCTGATTTTGCCTAATTTGTAATCTTTAATGATTGCATCGCGTTTTGATGCTGCCATTTTCGAATGAACAGCTTCAGAAGGAATTCCAAAATTACGAAACATTGCCGCGACGTGTTCAGCGTGTTTAATACCAGTGGCAAATGTTAACCAACAGTCGCGGTCTGATCCCAACTCGATTGATTCTTTGCAAGCCAAATAAGTTATGTCTTGAACGTCAACGGCGGCTTCTAACTGTTTCAAATTAAATTCCCCGGCTTGCATTCCAACTTTTGAAACATCTAACATTGTGTTAGTTCGCTTCGGAATAATCATTGCCATGAAGCCATTATCGATAAACCAATTGAACCATTGCATTGTTGTCATATCAACCGCAACGTCTGTGAAAATTCCCATATCGATAAGCGAACCTTGTCCGGTTCTGTACGGTGTTGCTGTATATCCAATCACAATCAAATTTGGATTCAGCAACCGAAGCTTTCCAATGATGGTTCCGTACATGGAACTATCTTGGCCGTTCATCAAATGCGCTTCGTCTATCAGAACAATGTCGAATCGCCCAAGAGCATCAACGTTCTTTACAACGCTGGCAACGCCGCCAAAAATAACGGGCATACCTGTATCGCGCTGCTTCAATCCAGCGCTGAAAATTCCGTATGGGGCTGAAGGCCAAATTTCAACAAGCTTGTTAGAATTCTGCGTTAGCAATTCCTTGACGTGAGTCATTGCCAAAATTCGTTGTCCGGACCAACGCGAAAGAACCTTGGCAATGAACCATCCAATCATCAAACTTTTGCCGGTTCCTGTTGGCATACATACTAAAGGATGGCGATTGCGAGTTTGGTTCAAAAACTCGAACAACATTTGATCAGCTTGAATTTGATAATTTCTAGGCGTTATGCTCATGCAGTTATAGCATTTTCCATTTTCTTTTGAATGGTTTTGGCAAACGCTCTCACCATCAAAGCCGTTGTTACATCTTCGTTATTAGCATCCTTGTCAAACATCGCTATTTGATTTTCTGCATCGTCCACTGCTTGCTTAACAAGTTCGTTAATCAGCGTGCATTCTTCTTTGAGCAATTCAATTTGCATGGCGGTCCTTTCGTTAGTTCAGTTGAAATTGTTGAAGATAAGCAATTGCGTTACCAAGCAAAACAACATTGTCTTCGGCTTTGCCTAGTAGCAAATTGCAACGCGAACAAAGTAGTCCGCGAATGTTTCCCGTTGCATGATCATGATCAACAAACCAATTCTTAGCACGTCCGCCCGGCGAATTCACATAACAAATCGCGCAAGAATTATGTTGATACCTACACATGAATTCGTATTCTTCTTGAGTTATTCCATAATTTCTTTTTATTGCACATTTTCGATGGGAACGCGCCAACACTTCAGGATGAGTTATAGCGCGAAGTTTGTTATAAGCAGACGATTTGGCGTTTCGTTCTGCTTTATGTTTCTCATAACATTTCTTACTCGCAATTTTTGCAGCGGCTTTAACTTCTTCCGGCGTTTTCTTACTTCTGGATGGGGGCATGATGATCGCATCCTTTTGGTATGAAATCTTTTGGAATTATGCTGTTGTGAAACGTACAAAACCAATCGGCATTTTCAATCGGTCTGGAATAAGAGCAGCTTCTACAATTAACGTCGCAAGCAACTCCGTCAAAACAAATTGGCTGCATTTTGCACATACCACAAAGATAGTAATTCCTTTTATTACTTATTCCTTTCGGCGGTTCCTTCGCATCGAAGATTACAAACTGAGCCTTTTTGTAGGCACCTTCAGCAACGTTCAAATCCAGCGGAACTAATTCAAAGTACCAACTCGAATCGTTCTTGTTTTCGCAAACGTAAAGGATGTTTTTGAAGTTCAATCCTTTTCCGTAAACGCTATTTTGAATGTAGTGTTGCTCTTTAGTTTCGCGCATTCCTTTTTTATCAAGATCGTTGAACGGCGAGCCTGTTCCACTTGTCTTGCATTCTAGTCCAGTTGGTTCAAGGATGCCCCAATCTGGAGCAATAAAAACGCCGTCAACTGATCCCCCGAAATGCCCATATAGATCGCTAAATTTTAATTGCGTTCCAGTTTCGTCCAAACCGTCAATGAATTGAAAGCCAATTGATTTCAGCCAATGGCGAACGCGAACTTCCAAACCATGCCCAACTTCAAACAGGCGCAACATTCGGCCCGGATATGTTTCTTTGTGCATCCAATGAAAATGATAAAAAAGATAGCGTAAACATTCGTTGCCTACAACAGACGCGCCAAGGTGCGAACGATAACCTTCGGTGTTTGCGTTTTCGATTTGTGTATCAACTGCCTTCAACATCGCGTCCGCTGTTTCCCGCAATGCGTCCGGGTTGTTCCAATCAACAATCATGTTGCCTCAAAAAGTTGGGGCGGGGTTGAGACTAGCTCCCCGCCCCTATACGCTCGTTGAATTTCACCTTACGGTGACGGGCGTAGTCTTACTTCGCCCAAGGCGGCGTTGTGCTGGCAGCGGGCGGCGCTCCCCCGGTTGGCTGGCCCCAAGGCGGCGCAGCACTCCCCGGCGCAGCGGCGGGCGCTCCCCAAGGCGGCGCTCCCCCGGCCCCGGCCCCGGCGTCTACAGCGGGCGGCATGGCAGCGGCGGCGGGCGGTGCGGCTCCCCATCCTTGAGCGGCGGGCGCTCCCTGTTGCGGTGCGGGTTGGTTTCCGCCCTTTTGCGGGTTAACAGGAAGCGAACCGTCTGGACATTTGATCATCTTCACTTCTGAATACTTCGTGTTGTCTAGTTGCGGCCCAATTGTGCAAATCAACCGTCCGCCAAGCATCTGTTCCGATGTTGCGAGTTGCGGGCGTCCAATTGCGAAGGCATACGCCGCCAATTGTTGAAACGCAATGCGCTTTGCAACTTCGCTTGGGTTATAGATGTTGAGGCGATCTATTTGAACCATGCCCTTCAGTTCGCCGTCAACGCAAGTCAAGTGAATTGCAAGAAACCCGGCGTTCGGGTTATCTTTCACTGCGACAGGTTCAACTTTGGTGATTTCGAGTCTGTAATCCGCAAGCGGAAAACAAATACTCCCGCCTTGCGTTGGATCGAAATCGAAAGCATTAAATCGAAGTTCCATTTTTGCTCTCCGTTGTTGGATTGTGAAACGTTATGCAGCGGCTTTGATAAACAGCTTTGTTAAGTTTGGTTCTTCAAGTTCATTCAAATTGCCGCCGCGATCCTTTGCAGTCCACCAATCGGTATCGTGTGTATGAAACGCTTGGTAGACAACGCCGGTTTCTGTTCGGCCATGATGAAGATGCAAAACCAAATCCCAAAAATAAGGCAACGCGCTCATCAACTTTTCAGAAGGAATGACGGGGCAAGCCTTTTTGCCCAATCCGAATTCAACGTACTGTTCCCAACAAATCAAAACAACATGGCGTCCCTTGCTATCGCGGAACGCTCGAATCAATTCATAAACTGAATCTTGCATTGCGCCGTAAGCTTTGCGAGGGTCTTTTGTTTTTGTTTTTTCTTCTGCAAGAATCACTTGTGCCATTTCCGTTAGCGAATCAAGGAACAGCGTTTGAATGTGTCTCGCTTCGGCGCTTTTCATGAACCATGTAAACGCTTCTTTCAGGTTGGCATAAGTGTTAATTGGAATGTACGGAATGTTATCTCGCTTCAGTGAAAGCAGTCCGTTTTCGCCGGAAAAGATGAATGGACCCGGAGCGTTAAGAGCAAGACGAGTTTTACCAACTCCAGATGGGCCATAGACCAATGTTTTAATCCCATCTTTGGCGCTTATTTTACTTGTACTCAAAACTTGCAAGAATCACCCTTTCATGACAATTGAACAAATCCCGGCTTCAATACCGCTCATTAAATCGCGGTAATCAGTTGCTCTTTGATAACAATTACCGCCTTTGAAAATGGCGCAACCGTCAAGTTCTTTGCGCCTATCAACTCGTTTCCAGATTAGAACCGCCCATTCATACGGGGCCGGGTTCTGTTTCAATTCGTATTCCATCATTCCGCCTTTGGAGGAATAACTTCAAGCGAAGGTTTCCCCGGCTTAATTGTCAAACATCCGTCAAAAAGTTTTTGGGTTTCGTGGTCAAGATTCTTGTAGGCAGTAATTGAAAGAGCAGGTTCCCAACGAATCAATTTCATTTCTCTTACGGCGTCATGACCGATAACGGCGATTACGGCTTCAACTTGCCCTTCTTTGTTGTTTAGCTTGTAATCGAGTTTTTTGGTCGCCATCAGTTTGTAACCTTGCCCGATTTCAATTGAATCGGTTCCGGAGTCTTTATCTGCGGCGAACAAGTCTTTTATGAGTTCGTCACGAAGTTTTGATTCCTTTTCTTTTAGTTCGTCCAATTGTTTCTTGGTTACAAACCAATCTGCGATCTTGGAGCTTTGTTCCGATGTGAGCGGCATAGGGGCGACAATAGCGCGGCGGGCCGGGGTGTGTCAAGTCTTATTTTTCTCTTGTTTTTTCCAATTTCTTCGAGTATCTTTGCATCTTATGCAAAAACTCCAGTTTCACGAATTCAGGTTGCTTCCCGCCAAATCGGGGGTATATGTTGTCTTTGCGGGATCAACGGCTCTTTATGTGGGTTCGAGTAAAAATCTAAAAAAAAGATTCGAAACACATAAAAAGCGGAAACAAATGTCGACGTTAAATGCCGATACAATTCAATTTGAATTGTGCTCAATCAAAGACCTTTCCTCAGTCGAAATGAAAACAATTTATGAGCACAAACCAACATTGAACGGTATTGTCGGGCGTCCTTTGAATGAAACAAAAGATGAGTTAGGAACTTTCATGTCGGGAAAATTTTCAGTGACACTCGAATTATCTAGCGAAGAAATCGAAAAGGTTGAAAAGGCTAGGGAGTATTTGAAGGAAAGTCTTCGTTTAACCTATGTTGGAAAAAGTTCTGCTGTTCGATTCCTCATTAGACAATCCGCAGTACCTTTGATTTCAGAACAGACGCAACAACGATAACAGGAAGGCGCTTGTATGTCTGTTGCTGAACTTGCGGCGTTGCCGCAATGGGTTGTTACTTACATTCTCGATAAGATTCCGCTAGACCCTAAATCGGGCTTGCGAGCGGCGGTTGACGATCCTTCAACATGGGGAACGTTTGAAATTGCTTCAGCTTGTCTTGCTAATCATCCGGGGTTAACGTTGGGCTTCGTGTTGACTCCCGAAGACCCTTATGTATGTATTGATCTTGATACCTACAAAACAAATGATCCGGCGATCATTCAACGCCACAAAGATATTTACGAAGCCTTCAATTCATATTCAGAACTTTCGCCCAAAGGTGGCGTTCACATTTGGGTTAAGGGTCAATTAAGCGCTGGCAAAAAACTTTCCAAAGAATTCATTGAAGTTTACTCGTTTTCTCGTTACATAACCATAACAGGCAAGGTTGTAAACCCGGCCCCAATCACTGAACGTCAAAATGAATTGGAAGCTTTGGTTGGACATATTGAAACAGCGGTTGCCTCAAGTTGGGTTGGAGCGGCCCAAACGAAAACCGATGAAGAAATTTGTAAACTTGCAGCCGGGGCAAGCAATGGAAATCTGTTTATGCGGCTTTGGTATGGTGATTGGGCCGGAATGAATTACCCAAGCCAAAGCGAAGGCGATTTAGCATTTCTAAATATCGTTGCGTTTTACACAGACAACAAAGAACAAGTTGCGCGAATCTATTTCAACTCGCCATTGTTCCAGAATTCACCAAAGCGCAAACGCAAGGCTAGACCCGATTATTTGTTTCATGAAAAATATGGACTGATCACTAAGGCTTTTGATCAAAAGAATTACTTCCCTGAATTAGAAGCGATGGTTAAGGCTCATGTTGACGCTAAGGTTACTGAACAGCTTGCAACACCTATCCTAAAAGATTTTGACATTAAAGATTCAATCCGCGAATCGCTTCCTCAATTCATCAAAGAACCGCTGAACGAATTTTCCTTCAATGAACTTCCCCCCGGATTATTGGGCGATATTGCAGTTTTCATTTATCAAAATGCTGTTCGACCCGTTAAAGAAATTGCAATCGCCGGGGCTATTGCTTATCTTGCTGGAATTGCCGGTAAAGCTTACAACATTTCGCGAACAGGCTTAAATCATTACATCGCTATATTGGCCCCAACGGCGGGCGGCAAGGAAGGCGCTGCCAGTGGAATGGAAATGCTAACCAATGCAGTTCTTGAACTGTTGCCCGCTTTCGAACAATTCATCGGACCCGCTGAAATCGCAAGCCCGCAAGCTTTAATCAAACATCTTTCCGTTTCTTCTCCATGCTTCTATTCGCACAAAGGCGAAATTGGATTTTGGATGCAAAAGTTAACATCGAAGTATGCGAAGGCTAACGAAACAGCACTTCGCGGTTTGCTGTTGGATTTGTATACCAAATCAGGTTATGGACAGGTGGTTAGAGGATCAATCTATTCTGACAAAACAAAAGACGTTCATGCAATTAAGGCTCCATCTTTCACTTTGATTGGCGATGCAACTCCGGATACATTTTATCGTGCATTGGATGAAGAAAATATCGAAGAAGGCTTGGTTGCGCGATTCACAGTTGTTGAAGCATCCGGGGATCGGGTTCCGCATAATGAATTGCATGGACAAATTAAGCCCGATAAAAAAATGACTCACATTATCGCGGGGATCGCAAGGCGAGCGCTACAGCTTGCACAGATGAACAACGTAATCAACATTGATGAAACATCAGAAGCACATAAAGAACACATGCGGTTTTCAGAACAGTGTTACGAAATTACTTTGAAGAACAGGGAATCAGCCGAAGGCAAATTATATTCGCGGGCGCATCTTCGCCTGTTGCGGCTCGCCGGGTTGATTGCTGTAGGCATTAATCCGGATAATCCAGTTGTAACGCTTGAATGTGTTCAATGGGCCAAGAAATTTATTGTGTATGGAATTTCTTGTGTTGTTACAAGATTTGAAACCGGGCGAGTTGGGGATATTAACTATTCAATCGAACAGCGCATGTCAATCATGAATGTTTTGAAGCGCTATTTGAAAGAAGGATACAAACCGACATATTACAAGTCTTACCAAATCGACGAAGCGATGTATAACGCCAAGATCACAACCAATAAGTACATTCAAGCAAATGTAATTCATCATTCAGCGTTTCGGAAAGATCACCATTCTAATCAAGCGTTCAAACAAATGATTCAAGAGTACGTTGACAATGGGATTCTTGAACGCATTGATCTTTCTCGAATCAAGGATTCGCCAAGGCGCGGAATTGCATATTACGTTAGGGATGTGTTCTGAAGATATACAATTGGGATTTACGTACTTGACTCCCGTTTCCTTGATTCCGCATCACTTAGCCTCTTTGTGGATTTCTTTCGTTCCTTTGGCGGTTTGACCTTCGATTCGGGTCTGTAAGCAAGTACCACATCGACCATTTTGTCGAGGATTTTAGGTGGCTTCATTGGATCAACCTCGCGTAGGTCAGACGCTTGCCGTCAACCGCTTTGATGAAGCTGTCGAGCCGGTCCAGCGTGTGAATCTTCACATCCCCTTCATTCAGGCGGAAGGTGAATTCGTCAACGTAGCGATGCAGATGCTTGGGGCTGGCATGGTGGTAGACGCCGTACATGCCGCGCTTCATCACCGCCGCAAGCCTCACAAAGACGGTGAAGCATGAACCATACCGATTTCTGTTGAACACCGATTTCTTTGGCGATCTGCATGGAAGAGATGCCCTTGCGGGCCGTGACGAGCAGGTACATGACATACAGCCACTTATGGAGCGGGATGTGCGACCGCTCGAAGATGGTTCCTGTACGAATCGTGAAGTCAAGTTGGCATTTGTTGCAACGATGGAAACCAGCCTTGCGTGGCGTGATGCGGTCCTGACCGGCGCAGGTTGGGCAGGTGACGCCCTTGGGCCAGAGACGGCTTTCGAGGTAGACTCGCGCCGTTTCCTCATCGGGAAACATCTGGAACAGCTTGAAGGTGCTGATAGTCGATCTGCTCATGGTGAGGGGCTTTCTGGCGGGTTACGTACCGCCCGAGGTTACCAACCTCACGCTCCACTTACCGTGGATGCGGCGCGGCGGAGGTTAGGCTAGGCTCGAAATCGTCCTCATCTTCGGCAACGAGCTGGCCGGTCATTGATTGAGATTCGTGGTCACGGTCCCGAAGGTAATCTGCCTCATCCATGAGGAAATCAACACGAGCGCGGGGAGCGGGCGGCTTGATGCGCCGCCCAAACTCCGTTCGCAATAAATCATCGGGGATGGTGGAAAGATCCCATTGAGAGCGGTAAGCGTTCGCCTTCTTCATGAGATCACCATTGGAGAGCGAAGCCGATTAAAAAGCCAGCCAAACTCAAGACAACGACAATCTTCCAATTCCAATTGCCTAACCGATCCATATTCAACCCCTCCACTCGAAGTTACGGTTCTTTGTTCGGCCATTTTGTACCGCAGTTACGACAAGGCTTTCGGCGCTCTCTTGCATTCATAGCAAGTCCGCAAACATTACAGAATTCAATTTTTTCATTGGTGGCTTGCGGCCCCTTAGCGCGGTTCCGGCGGCCATGCTCGCTCGCCCAGGCATCATCGGGGATGGTGGACAAGTCCCAACCGGGCGAGTATTTCATCGGGAGGCTTTCTGGCGGGTTACGTACCGCCCGAGGCTATTCTCGAAATGGAGATTTATGCCTAACATTCGTAGTTGTGGGTATGCGGCATACTTGCGGCCAAGTATGCAAAGTCCGGCACTCCAACCTTCGGACTCATACGGTTTGCCATGCTTTGAATGTGCCCGTCAACAATGCCCTCCCAATCGGGATACACTGCGATGCGCAACTGAGCGATAGATGGGGCTGTATCTTTCTCGTCGATCCTCAGATATTCCTCATAGTTGCTCATCCCTGCCAGCATGACGAGAAAATCCTGCTTCAGTCTTAGTCGTGTTCTCTGTTGTTCAGTCATTTTTCATTCTCCATGAGGCTGGTAGCCTCTGATGTTTCTAAGGTAGTTGATTCCCTCACGAAAGTCAAGAGGTATTTTGTGGAAATCTCAAATAAAGGGAGTCAAAGACATAATTCCCAAAATTTAGGTTACATTTGTAATGTAGAACGTAACCTAAAAGTGTTACTAAATCCTTTCACTCCAAATTTTATCACATTTCGGGCATTGAAATTGATAATAACGCCCATATTGGAACACCGGAATCCAATAGCCTTGGTGAAGCAACCAACACTTGAAGTCTTCAAACAAGCTTTTCATTTCCTCTTGCCTTTCTTTTCGTTGCGGCGTTGTTGCGCTTGCTGTAATTTGATCGCATCACCAAGCCTGATTTCTTTAATGATTTTTTGAATGAGCGCAGCGGCTTGATATTGCGATTGCATGTATGGCTGTGGAACGTTTGTAATCACGATATACGCTCCAATCCGTTCAAGTTTTGGGATCGATGGATTACTCATTCTGTTTGACTCCAATCAATTGCATCCGCATCTTCTTTAGTATTACCAAACGGGCGATTAGAAATATTTGGCGTACTTATTTCAACAATGTGTTGATGGATTAACGGCATGAATTGCGCCATTGGAATCAAATTGGATTCAGTTGCACAACTTGGACAACGAATTGCCGAATCAATGAAGCATTGACAGTTTTCGCACCAATAAGCTTCATCCAAATGAATGTGTATCATTTCGCTTCCTCCGCTCTGCGTCTGTTCTTGATCGCAACTTCAGCTTGAATCTTCTTTTGCAATTGTAATCTTTTTGGTAATGCTTTCCAAATTGCTTCAGTCAATCCGTAGAATTCCAAGATTACAGGAAGGGGTTGATGAACAGCATTTCCGCGAAGCTTGCGCGGGTCGCCTTCATTGTATTGCAAATCAATCAAGGTTGCATCGATTTGCTCTTGGGTTGCGAGCATTTCAGCAAGATAAGCGTTGGGGTCTTTTGCTTCAGCCTTCTGGAGTCTATAGCCTTCCAGCTTTTCGCGCAACCAAACAAGCTTATCGAATGCAGCGCTTTTGCGTTGAACTGGTTTCGGCTCTGGATTATGCCAGATGGTCAACGATCCATCTTTGTTCTTGTGGCATTGTAGGTAAATGCTGAATTGAGTATTAAGCCTTGAAACTGTTATACGAGTCCAACCTTCGCCCCAAGCTTCCAACATATCTTTTGAAATAATTATGTGATAGGTTGGCGACATTTTGTGCAATTGCAACGCAACGAATTGTGTTGAGCGGGGGATATTCATTTTGGAAGCCTTTCTTCAGCAACTTTACCATAGAAACGTTGACTATAAACCATGTAAAGCTGGCTTGTCAAGATGCCAAAATTACTACGCGGTCAAAGCTACGGCCACAACAACTTAGCGGCTGTACAACGCCTTACGGGTATGGTTTGAAGGGGGGGTGGGGTAAAGAGGAAAAAGGCTGTATGGACCCATAATGTTTGATTATAAAGGTGTAAAGGGGCATTGTAATAGCTTTGTACAGTCCTGTCAAGTAAACTTGACATTGCAATACTGGCCTATTGCAAACATGGGTTACGGTATAAAAATCAATCACTTACGCTCTGTTACACTATTTCCTCTATATTCTCACTCAATCTACTTACTTACTACATATATGTATATTATATTGATTCTATTACATTTCCATACCAGACCGCGTTGTAAAATTCGCAGATCGCCGCGAGCGGCTCAAATATTGTAGGAATACTGCTTGACAATCTTAATTGAAATTGTTATTCTGTTCTTGGTTGAAGGGGAATAGACAATGACAGTTAAAGAAATGGTAAAAAGATTCGATGCTTACAATGCCGAAGTCTTAGCTTTTACGTTCGGCGAATGGCTCAATATGTCTTGGGCCGAACGTGACGCCCACCAGGCCGAAATAGACTCCCGCCACAATTACAAACACGGATGGATCATTGTTGACGGCGAATCATTTAATCAACAGGATGCTTATCCAGACCGCCTGTTTGTTAATTCTTGGGATTGAAATAGCATAACCCAAACGTTGTATTGTGTAAACCAAAGTTTCGATTTTAAATTACTAAAGAAAGGGGAATCAAAATGTCATGCAGCAAACCATCAATGGAACGATTTTTGGTAATGGCGGCAACGATCAGCGGCGTTATTACGGCCCTAATAGGCGTAAGCCTTTACTTCATGTATCTGGGCGTGATACCTTATCCAACGATGTAAATTACCATTGTCGTTGGGCCGATGAATTTTTCTTGTGGATTGAAGTTGCAGTTGCTATTATTCAATGGATCAAAGGGGGTTGCAAATGAAGTTGATAGGCTTTTTGTTCGTATTGTTTTGCGCGTTATTTGTTCCATTTGCTCTGCCGGTCTTGATCATGGTAGGGTTGGTTGGACTGGCGTACAAATTCTTTTGCTGGATGGTCAAGTGATCGCTTCAGAGCTATACGAAGAATGGCGAGTTGTAGCGAATGAAGGTTCGGGGGTTCGCGATTCGTTAGAGTATGCTTGCGGCTACGCAAGGGCGGCGAGTTTTGATGGCTTGTTTCTACCTTAAAAGCATCGGAGGAATTGAGATGAAAATGATTGCCCGCACCATCGAAAAGTGGAACGAAGATAAGACCCAACTCAAAGCAACCTTGCCAAACTGCCCCGAACTTTGGGAGGAAGTGAGCGACGGCCAGGCTACATGGGAAACAGCGATGGGGATGCGCGGATATGTGCGAAGTTATGAGAATTTTCTGTTGTAATTGTTCGCGGTTTCGGTATGAAAGGAAACCAATAAAATGAGTCTCGCTTTATCCAGTACCGAAATCGAAATTCATTATGAATCAACTCCGGAAGGCGTTTGCCCCGGCAAGGATCGGGCAGCAGCAGAGTTGGCAGCGTATCTCGACAATCGCCCGGATCAACCCGCAACCTATAAGACAATGCTCGCAACATGGGCGATGAATGTTACATGCGAGCGCTGCAAAGCTTACTTGAAGGCCAACAAGGAACGACGTAAGACAATGGGCCATGTAAAGGCGGTGACGCAGCGATGAAAATTGGCGAAAAACTAAAAATGATTTACGGCAACGAAGTGGTTCCAGTTGCTAGTTTGGAATTGCTTGCAAAAAGTAGTTCTTCGATTGCACATGCTTTGAAAATTGTGTTTTGTGTTCCGCCCGGAAAAGAACAAAACATGGTTGCTCAAACATTCTTGAATGTATATGCCAGCGGCTTTATTGCCGGGTATGATTTTGAAAAGGGGCAGCGATGAATGAACGAACCCGGCTTACTGAACGCGGCAAAAACATTTTGGATGAAATTGTTCGCGAAGTTAGGAACGCTTGCCCGCGTGGAAATTGTAGGTGCCACGAAACTGGTTTGAATTCTTGGGTTGAAGTTTGCCCAATTTGCGGTTGTCAAAATCCAATTTACGATAGGAGTAATGATGCGAATTCCTGAAAATCAAGCAAAAAGCAATGTGCGAATTTAGCACAACTTGAATTCCAAAGAATGTCAATTTTGGCTTGCTATTTTCATTGCTATTATTCGCCGGGGTGATTCAGTTGATTCAGCGTTTATAATTGCAGATGAATCAACGTTGGAATTGATCAAGCGGCGTTGAACAAGGTTACGCGGGCTTAGGCTGAACCCTAAATTGAACACCGTTGTTCTCGCTACGGTTGGGGGAAGCAAAATAGAGACAAGCCCGCGTAGCAAGTTTTCCACATCGGGTTCGCTTTTTCCCTTGACAGGGGGCGAGCCTTTCTTTATGTTGTTCCAAGTTTCGCTATTTCAATTCATTCGATGGTGCCTTGAATGCCTTGGAGTAAATCAGTGAGGAATCCCCGTATCCTGTACGGCGATGAAGGCGAATGGATCGCAACCTGTTCAACGCCTGAAGTTGCCGAAAAAATCCTTCAGTTGTCCACATCTTCAACAGACTTTTTCACAAAAGGCGGCTCGCGTGGGTTCGATGCTCACGTTGATGCAATTGTGAATGTTGTGGACAATCATTTTGCGAAACAAGAGTTGATAGCTATGAATTGCGAATCGCCAATTGTTTCAGAAACATCTAATCCAAATTCAATCATCGGCGGTTGGACAAATCATCTATGAAGCGCATACGGTGCGAGTGTTGCAACGAATCAAAATATAATTTGAAGCAATGCCAACACTGTTTTCTATGGCTTTGCGTTTCGTGCTGGCTTGGCTTTTGTCAACAATCGCCCGATACGGATCATCGTGAAAAAGCTTGCTGAATGGCCGGAAGAGAAAGAAGACGATGAACAGCCCTATCCCTGTTGATACAATCGTTAAAATTGTCAAATGGCGCGGGTTTACTTTGTTGTTTGTTTTCGGTTCCGTGTTTTGACTTTGGGCAACTTTCGGATTTCCAACGTTGCAATAGAAAGGGGGTGATAGCATGGATCAGGATACGGAAAAAGACGCAGGGGCCGAAGCCCAGCTCATCGACGATGAGAAGCTCATAGCTAGCCAGAAGCTTTTGGAAGCGCAGCAGATGTTTCTCGTCGCGGGCG